TAATTGTATATATAAGTAGATACCTACTTATATAGTTATATATTCTTTTATTATTTATTATTTTTATTTTTGTTTGTATTTTATTTTATTTTATTATTTTTATTTTTATTTTTATTTTATTTATTTTATTTTTATTTTTATTTTATTTTATTTATATTTTGTATCTTATATTATATTCTTATTTATATCATATACAAGTTTTATTTTACTCTAAATTATTTTGACCTTTACATTAATTATTTATAATTATAGCCATATGATTTAAAATTATCTTGTATGTTTTTTCCTCCCAAAGGTTTCTCTTTGATATTCTATTTCATGACTTTTAAGCATGTCTGCTATTCTTCCAAAAACTGGCATCAGAATATATCCAGCAATAAACAACAGTAATAGCCCTAATAATGAGTAAAACACTATTTTACCATATGTCCCAAAAATGCTAAAGAATGGAGAAAATACTGCACTGATACCTTGGTCACTTACTTTGCATAACCATGTTGCGCATCGTATGTCTTTTTCTTTGACAAAGTATGTTTGATCACTATTTCCTACTTCAATAACTTCTTGCTTTTTTATTATTGTAGGCATTATTTCAACTTCTTGTTCACAAATCTTGATCTTAACTACCTCACTTGAACACTTCATCTTTAGTCCATACTTTTGGGTGTTAGCCTCAATGCGTATATTATTATGGAATGGCACACAGTTAGATACTATGGGGCAAACAGCATCTGTAGTTGCTAAAATTGTAATCTCACAATCCATTCCCTTTATACAATCTATGCAGCCCACACATGATCCCTTGAGGTCAAAACTAGGTTTCTCTTCAAAAGTTTTGTATCGTATGTCGCCTAACTTCAATTTTAATCTGATTTCACCCATTAGTCTATTTAAGTAAAGTATTTTACTTGACTTATCATCAAATACCATATCTCTTTCAGTATTGAGATTAAGACATGATTCATAAAAATTATCAAAACACCTTGTTATTTTGATTTCTTTTCGTCTTGCAGCATGGCAAATGTAATCAAATCTAGCAGTACCCGCACCATTCACATTGTTTCCTACAGATTGGACACTTCCACACATTCTAGAAAATGTCCCAAGATCATTAATCATACCTGTCATTACTTTATTTGATTTGAATCCAAAAACCTTAGGTAACCTACCAGCTTCATTTGATAGAAATTGAATCTCCATTGTTTCTGAAATTATGGGGTTGAATGATGTTATTTCATGGCAGTATGACATATCCGGCATTGTTATACATATAGTTATTTTAGGTATTTCCTCTATCTGACGCTTGTATACTCTTAAATCAGGCTTTATGATGTCTCTACAATGCCCAAATACACACCCCTCATTGATAGCCAAACAGCCAAATTCTTCACAACCCCAGTTGCTTGTATGCTCTTTATAAAAAGACAACCACCCAAGTTTCTTTAGGTCTTTTGGACATGTTCCTGTACATTGTTCGTCATGTTGAGCATTTATACCAACAGTCGGACCTGTGGTATAAATATAATCTGCTGTTGATTCATAATGTGCAGATTTGACAAATATAACTAAATCAAACAAAGTTGTCCCATCTTTGGCTTTCAATGTGATACCAGTAGACACTCCAGCCCTAACAATCAAGTTTGTTTCTATATATGCATTTTCAACACCAGAATCTGTTTCAGTCCCCTGAATTGATAGCGGTCGAAAAGAAGGTGACATTTTAGGTAAATCTTTGGTCAGTATATACTTGTGTTCAACTAAATCTGTCTTTATTACTTCTTGAATACTATGTTTTAGCTGTTCTATATCTTCATATACTATTTCTTTCAACCGTCTACTTTTCATATTTACTACATGGGGTTTACATCCAACTAATGTGTCAACATGGTGTGGATAAACTACACCTCTACATGCCTTATCAAAACAATATATTCCTATATCATCTCCAGGAGCCTGGTGAACAATATTGGTATATTCATAGAAGAAACCATTGCTACATTCCATGAAAGTTTTATTCTGCCCATCAAATGTGCATGTTTGAGTGGACACCTTCCTACATTTACTAATGGGCAATGTGTTGCTAAAATTAAACCCATCTGTTGTTTGAGAACATATTAAAGAATTCCAAGTGTCTTTCTCTGAAGTTTTAATAGGCACAAAATCTAATTTACAATAAGAGTCGCCTACACATAGGGTGTTAGTATCCCCTCGTTTTCCAGCAACTCCTTGTTCAGGAAATAAATAAAATTTATTATTTTCTCCATTACAGCTCAGCACAAATTTAAACCTCATTGTTATTGGTGAAGCACATCTAAACAATGCTTTATTTAAACATTCTTTCTTTGCAGCTTGTCCATCTTCCATATTTTCAAAAATCCCTTTTGCAGACCAATCAACTGAATACTTATTTATCTTCGGCACCACTAACTCTAAGTTAACTTTAACTAAATCTGTGTTAGCTGTAATTTTTATTATATAATCTATCAATATTTTTGCCACATCAGCATTCCCAAATTTGTCTTTGAAGGATGTAGCTATATCTTTTGCCTTCGAGAGATTTCCAGTTTTAAGTGATAGTGCTAGCTCTCTTGCAAATAGTCCAGGATATGTATCTATTAAAGCTGTCACAACTCTTTTAAAATCCTTTTTAAATGCTTCATTGTGACTTTTATAATAATTAATTGCACTTGTTAAATCCTCACTGGTGCATTCTAAACCTTCTTTCACACATTTGCAGAATTTTTGTTCAGTATTAGCTGAACAAATTTCCATCTCATGTTGCTTTGTCTGCATCAAAGTTATTAGCTTTTTATTGAATCTTCCTGTTTTTGTATTGAAGTCAGATAGCTCTGTGCAATGAAGTTTGGCAGCAGCTTCCTCTAGTAGATATGATTTTAGCTGACTAACTGCTTCCTCTGATTCCTTAAGCATTTGCATGACCTCTCTATTATAAGGTTTTAAACTATCTATATCTTCTTGAGCTAATTTCAGTTTTGAGAATGTTTCTTTAATATTAGAAGATCCTGTACATGAACCAGTCAATTTATACCAGACTGAACATGTAACAGGTTGTGTTACTGTTTTGGAATTTTTAATATCTACACAATTGTCTGCGTAGGATCCTGCAATTAGCATTAAAATTATTAAAATTATCATAATAGTTCCTGTTGTTACTGATTCTAACTTCCTCACAGCTTTGTATTTTCCTGGAATATAACACCGTTCATTCAGTTGATGATCCATAACTATCATATAGTCGTTATTGCTTTTCAATTCATCGTTATAATCTACACCACAGGCACAAGAGTTGCACTTGCTTGTAAACTCTCCATTAAAGAAGAATCTCAAACCCTTTCTTGAATGTATCATATTGCATTCTGCACAATAATGCATCATTTTTTCAAATATTAATAATTCTAGTTTTGTCCTGAATGAAATTATGATACAAATAAGTATTATTGCAACAAAGCAAATTGCTAGAAATGCATAAGGCATAACTTGGGCAATGTCTAATTGATCTGTGAGGCTGTTGAATTGCTCTGTCACAGAATCTAACTCTATAATTTCATTGTTATATTGCAATTTTACTGCCTCTAAAGGTTGAATGAATGACAATAATAAGAATGATAAGATGCATGCTAAAATCAATGATGATCCTCTATTTTTACATAAAATTCTTGCTGCCCTTAATGATTTGTAGCCTTTGCACATGCCATTTTCTCTATGAGCCTTCATTCTTTCCGAATTTTCAAACATACATCCACATACGCAATTCTTACCGCACTTTGTAAATGGATGATAAGCCAGCCCACAATAATAACACTTTTTGCATGACCTATTGTACAAAAGCCCCCAAATATAAGTAAATGGATAAAATATAGGCACTAGAATATAACATATATAGGTTAATGTCATGACATATAATATACCAAAGATAATTAAAACCAAAAGTCCCATTAATATCAACTCTTTGTTTTGGCAAATGGATTGTATCATAAATGCTGGCATATAACTTCTATTCATTAAGCGAATACATGCCATGTGGTACTTAAAGCAGGCATGGAAGCTTAAAGAGTTAGAACCACATGTGACTTGAATATGTTCACATGTATGTTCTAGTGAGTAGCTAGTGCTGCCTTGAAACCATTTATTGGCAGTTGTTGTTCCCATCACTTCAAAATGATTTAGTTTATCAGAATGCAGGACAATGTTTGCTTCTTCCTCGTCTAGTGATATTGTGCAGTCTACCCTACATGCATAAGTGTGTGGAACCAAAACTAATTCTTTATTTGGCTTAAAAATCATGATTGGGCCGTTAGACACCTCTATAGGATTGCAGTCATCATAATTTTGGATCATCATTTTCCTAGTTATTGAATTTACATGTGTAGTGGTGTTTGAAATTTGTTTTGAAGTTGTTTTTATCATACTAATATCATCCTTAATACATATTTCAGCTATGCCATGATCCATTTGTTTACTGTCCACTAGAACACCATCTGTGAAACACCTTGTTTCAACAGGAAGGGAGCTCACCTTGCTATTTAGCAAGATCAATACAATATTGCAAATTAGCAACATTTTATATCAGCCTCTCAAATAGTTTACCCAAATGTATTCTTTACACAGCGGTAAAC